CACCGGTGCCGAGTGCAACAAGTCGGACTTGCCGAGCGTGTCGACCTGCATGAAAGACGCTTGAAAGCCGGTCTTCGCAATCTGCGGCAAGTCGACGGCACTATCGCGAAGGTTGAACACGTCGAGCGCACCGGCTTGCGAGAAGTCGTCAAAGCGGTCGTTCAACGAAGCGGCCGTCGTGTTGTCGCCGTCGACAATGCGGGCACGGTTGATTCGAGACATTACCGCCACCTTCCAAGCGCGAGATACCGCATAGAATAGACGTGCGCTTGCATCAACGGGTCGCCCGTCGTGTGTTCTTCGACGATGTCGTCGTACGTCGTGTCGGTCAACCGCACCTGGAACAAGACCGGCAAGTCGCCTTGCTCGAAGATGCCGGTGCCGAAGACGCGAAAGGCTTCGTGCTGCGACGGCCCGAGACATTCGACAAGCACGCGACCGGCAACGAGCACTCGAAGCCGCACGTACCGCGGTACGCACTCGACATTCGCGAGCAAGACTTGCGTGCCGACCGGATACACGTACGCATTGCCGGACCATTCCAAGAACAACGAACCGCCCTTGAAGCCGGTCAAGGTCGCGGTCGCTACCGTCGTCCAGCCGGACGAATATTCCTGATAGGTAAACGCCTTCCAGTTGTTCAGCGGCGTGGTTGCGTCGTCGACGGCGGTTTGCTCGCCCGTAGTGTTCAACGTCGTGTCGCTGTACATGCGGTGCGTTGCGTACAACTTCAAGCGCGTCTCGTCGATGCAGGCGGCCGGCAACTGCGACCGGTCAAGGGTCGCAATCGACCCTTGCGAGCTCGTCATCTCGGCTTGCACCGATTCGGGCGACACTGTGCCGCCCGTCCGCACTTCGCGTTGTGTCCAGTGCTTCATGCTCGCTTGCCCATGATTGTGCGCGTTGCGCCGATAGTGTACTCGACTTCGTGTCCGACAATGACAAGGTCGTCGGTCGTCTCGACTTCGAACGCGAACCAGGCGCACGATTGCTCGGCAATCGAGACCCGAAGCGGCACGAGGCGCTCTTGCCGGTACTGCGTCGAAGTGCCGAGCGTCGCGTTGTCGAACACGGGCAAGTCGGCGGCGTCGGGCGGTTGCGCAAGGTACGACCGTTCGGTGACGGCCGAAAGCGAGAAGTCTTTCAGATGACGCACCGTTACCGTCGGTTGCCCGGTTGTGAGACACCATATCGTGACGTATTGCACTTTCTTTTGTGCCGTCGCGTTGCCGAAGTCGTTCCACGTGGAACGGTACAAGCTCGTCGGCGGTGCGTTGTAGCTGAAGACTTGCTCGTCGACTGTGCCGCCCATCGCCCGACGGCCCGTAATGAGGAAGACGCCCGCTTCGGAACCGGCACCGGCTTCGACGCCCGTGTTGTGTCCGAAGACAAGCGTGCCGTCGTACATGGTCGACAAGGCACCCACGGGGAACCCGGTGCGGGTCGACCAGGGCGACAAGCTCGTTTCGAGTAGGTCGACGTGTAGCACGAAGCCAAGCGACGGCCGGTCTTGCCCGTCGGCGGGTGCGTATACGTGATATTCGCGCGTCTTCGGTGAAAACGCGCCGACGGCCTTCGCATGCAGGTCGGGCGTCAAGCGGTCGACGAGCTCGCGTTGCGCCGTTGTGAGCTTCAAGACGTCGAAGGTACTGCCGCCTTGCAATCCGCCGATAACTGCGTACACGCCGTCAAGCGCAAGGAAGACAAGCCCGAGACCGGGCACGGCGGCGACGCTATGCGGTGCCCGGCAAGTTACGCCGGTCGCAATCGTCGACGACTGAAAGCCCGTAGCGGCGTCGCCCGTGATGACGTCGACGGCGTTTTCGCGGAAGACGACCAGACAAGCGTAGTGGGGGAAGATTGCGGTAACGCCGCCCGCCGTTTGCCCGCCAAGACGCAAGAAGCCGTCGGCTGCAAATTCTTCGATTCGACCTGGTCGCGAGTAGTACACGGTGTCGGCGTCTTCAATACCGCCGTCGAGCCACAACACGCCGGCCCAGAAAGCCGAGAACCGCGCGCGCGGTGCCGGCAGTCCGACGGTCGGAACGGTCGGGGCCGGTACTGCAAGCTCGCTTGTCAAGGCGGCGTCGAAGTACAGCTCGTCGACATTGTTGTAAATCCGGCCGACTTCGAAGAGCTCGTTGTTGGCCTGGTATACATAGTCGTCGGAGTAGTTTCGCGTGCGGTACAACACGCGGCCGACGGTGCCTTCGGGGCCGGTCGGAATCGACAACGCAATCGCAGCTCGAAAGCCTTTCGCCGATGTCGGCATAGTCCAGGACAACGACGAAGGAGCCGACAAGGGCGACTCGCTGCCGGTGTCGGTAATGAACGACACCGACCAGTCGAAGAGGCTTTGTTGGTCCGAATCGGTTTCGCCCTTCGGAAACCCGAGACCCCATAGACCGGCCGTTTCGCCGACGACCTGCGACGAGAACGGGCACCATATCGAAGTCCGGCCGCCCGATGCAGTCAGTTGCGATTCGGTGCCGGGGTCCATCGGTTCGTTGCGTCTCATCTCGACCGGTGCCGGTGCCGACGCGAAGCCGAGCGCCCGCACGCAACGGCCCGCCGTGCTTGCGACTTCGACGGCGTCACCAAGCGGCCACGGGCGCACAATCACCGGCCGGTCGACGCCGTTTGTAACAATCACCCGGTCGCCGACGTCCGTGTACCACGACCCCGGTTCGGTTGCGGTCGGGATATGTCGGCCGCTTTGGAACGTGAGAAGCTGCGTAACGCCGGCAACGTCGTACACCGCTTGCAGCTTGCCGTCGGACTCGAAGAAGACCAGTTGCCGACCGCCTTGCGCCAAGTGTTGCGACACGTGCAAGGAGTACACCGGCCCCGTTGTCTGGAACGGCCCGAAGCCCGCTGCGGTGTCGGGGTTGAACTTCTCGTACCCGATACGCGAAGACCAACCGCCCGAAGTTGCGTCGATGGTCCAGTTTTCGAGAACTTGCGCGTTCTGCGGATTGCCTGGCAACCGCGTCTCGACGCCGCCCGTCGTCGGTGTCTGTTGGATGGTACCGCGCACGGGCTATCCTACGGCGTGAAGGTCAAAGGACCGAAGGGATTCGGGTAGTACCGGGCGTTCGTGTACGCTTCGCCTTTGATGATACGCCGCGGCGTACCTTTCAGGTACCGGGCTTCCATCGCCTGATACAAGACGACCTTCTTGCGGGCGTACACTTGCGATAGCGCGACGTTGTCGTGCTTCAAGCAAAGTTGTTCGAGTGCCGCGTATGCAATCACCTGCGCGTATGCCTGCGGTACAAGTGGCACGTCGTGGTCTTCTTGCATGTCCTGCGGTGCCATCAACCGACGAAGCCGCATGCGCGTGTTTGCCGACGGATGCGGGTACAGCTCGAAAGACCGGTAAACGCCGCCCGTCGTGCGGTACCGCACCGAAGATTCGGCGAAGTTCTGCGATTGCAGTACCGACAAGCGCGTGTCGACCGACAAGGTAACGCCGCCCGAAGGCGAGACGGTGTCGACGCCGTTGACCAGGTCGGCAAGTCGTACCGGTGCGTCAATGCCGACCTGCGTGCACGTGAAGTAGTACCGCCGATAAAGCCCAGTGCGGTCGAGAAGGGTTTCGGGCGTCAACGTGATTTCTTCGGTGTCCTGCAAGGTGACCGAAAACGCCGGAGACAAAGCCGACTCGAAGCCGCCCGAGAACTGCGCCGGATATTCGACGGGGCCGGCCGTACCCGGGCAACGCACATTGACCATATACACTTGCAGTGTGCGAACGCCGCGACCGGCACCAAGCGAGACGACCGAAACGCCGGTGACGGCGCGCGGTGCGGGTACACGACGGCTTCGGGACGGCATGAAGGCCGTAGGCGTGCCGAGCTCGTCGGGGTCGAGCTGTACGTCGTCGCGTTGCCACTTCGACAACTGGACTTGCGTGCGGGGCAACGAATCCGACATGTCGAGCACACCTTCGACGGTCATTGTGTCGGACGGCATGTAGATTTGCCGTTGCTTGACGGTTGCCTGTCCTGTCGAGGTCGGCCCGACGTACTCGGAGGTAAGGTGCAAGGTCGTTGCGTTTTCGACCCATGCGATTTCGTAGTCGATGCCTGCAAGGCGGATTGTGCCGCCGTCGAAGGTAGAACCAGGTCGGACGGCCGAAGCTGAAACCGGGAAACCGGTACCGGTTACCGTGCTCGACCCGTTCGTTGCGCTAACTGTCACAACGACGTCGGTTCGCACTTGCAAGTCGTCTTCGACGACACTGAATGACCAAGGACGGTCGGTCAAGATGCGGGTTTGTGCGTCGTTCAGAAGGTCCGTAATCTGGTTTTCATAGGTGACGTTCGTCGGGTCGTAGTCGAGCAGATTGCCCATGAACGCGCGCAAGTCGGCAAGGTTCATACGTCACCCGTAGCCCGTAGAAAGTCGGGCGGTCGGCCGGGCAAGGAACCGACCGCCCGTGAAGCCGGAAGGCCTCAGTATTGTTTGATGACCATAACGGGCGCGAAGTTCGCCGTATCGGCTGCGAGCGCAATGCCGCACACGTTGCCGGTCGTAGTGCCGGGCACTTCGATTTCGGCGCGACCTGCGGTACCGATAGGACCGACAAGGGCGTCACCTGCGACGGTCGCCGCTGCAACGCCGGCCGAAGCGACGTAGCCCGCAACAACGACGTCGACGCGCTCGTCGGCGGCCGCGGCGGCAAGGGCTACGCCCATCGCTGCGGCGTTGCCCTTAATGGCGACACCGGCCGCTTCGACGACGTACAAGCAACGGTCGGCGCCGGTCTTCGAGTTGTCGAGCGCAACCCAATCGCCTGCGGCAATCGCACCGCCTGCGAAGAAGGTCTCGACTTGGCGACGGTTGGAAGTGTCGCCGCCTTCGCCGCTCGACAAGAACTGAACGAGAGTAGAGGTTGCCATTGTATCAGCTCTCCGCTTTGAGAAGAACACCGTGCGAGGCAAGGTGACCGGTGACGAGCTGAATACGGCTGATGACTTGCGCGGCCTTCGTGGCCGTGCCGGGCACCGGCAGCATATCGCTCACAGTGAAGAAGGCGTCGGTATCTGCGTACAGTTGGAACTGCGACGAAGACAGCGCGAAGGCCGAAACGGCGTCGCCTGCGGCGTTGTTGTAGCCGAGCGTCGGTTCGACGTAGATTTTGGCGCCGCGCCACATTGCAACCATGTCGCCGTCGAGACCGTCGCGGTCGGAGCTCGACACGTACCGCACGCTGCTTTGCTGCAAAGCCTGGAAGGCTGCAAAGCACTTCGGCGACATGAAGAGCAGGTCGGGGAAGGTGCCGGCCGGGTTGTAGATTTGACAGTTGATGAAGAGCTCGTCGAGATCTTCAAGCGAGAGGGTACCGCCTGCGTCTTGAATCTGGTTGAACCAGTTTTCCGCGCGGTAGGTCGTCTTCGCGAGACCGCCGACGACGTTCAACTGCGAACCGGTAGCGACACCTTCAAGCCATCCGGTTGTATCGGCGGCCGCGGTTGCGGTGCCCATGCCGTTGAGGGTTTGCAGGCTCGAAAGGGTATTGCCGCCGACGAAGACGCGGGTCGACACTGCCTTGCGAAGTGCGAGCATGACGTTGTTCATCTTGGCTTCGAGAATGTTGACAACGGCGGTTTCGCCCTTGTTTGCAAGCTCTTCGACCGCAGAAAGAATGATAGGCTGCGTGAAGTTGGAATATTCGAACTTCGCGACCTGGAAGGGGTCGGTAACAGCCATCGAAACGGGTTCGAAGCCGTTGGTCAGCTCGGTAAGCTGCGAATGGTCGCCGAAGATGACAGGTTGTTCGACCCGTGCACCGCCCGAAACGCGAATGAGGTTGCCGGATTGCTCAATCGCCCGAAAGAGCGGGTGCGCAAGGTAGGAGTTGTCGACGAGCTTGTCGCGAAGCAACTGAAGCGTCGTCGAGAGAACTGAAGTAGGGGGAGCCATTACGAAGGCCTCCGAAGTCGATAGGTTGACGGTGTTGGGGCGTCATCCGGTAGGACTGCCGAGCGTTCGCAAGACTCCCGCTATGCGGGGTGGTCTGCTATTGCGCTACCTTAGCGCATTTTACCGACCTGCGGCAAGTTGCTTCGCAAGTGCGAGAATATCGCCCGAAGACATCTTCTTCAGGTCGCGGCCCGAAGGGCGGACGGGTGCACCGCCTTTGCGGGGCATGCCGGTACCGCGCACGGCGGCTTCGCGACGGGCGGCCCGTTCGGCCTGGTTGCGTTGCTTGTCTTCTGCGGCCCGGTAGCGAGCTCGACGACCTTGCACCGCGTAGTACGCCGTCTCCAGGTCGAGCGACGGCGACGCTTCGAGCGCTTGTTGCACTTCGGCCCGCAGCTCGGTGTCGGTCTCGAAGTCCGGGTGCGCTTGCAAGAAGCCTTGATAGGCTTCTTCGGCCGCCATCAGTTCGTACTCTTGTTGCATCGGCTGCAACACATCTTGCAGGCGTCGGGCGACTTCGGCTTCGATTCGGGCTTGTACGCTTGCCTCGTTGAACGGGTCGAACTCGCCTACATCTTCGGGCGGTGCAATCTTGCGCGCACCCCGTTGCAGGGCTTCGCGCTCCCGAAGCATTTCTCGACGCGTCTTCGCAAGCTCTTGCGTCTTTCGGGTGTAGTCGGCTTGTTGCTTTCGCATAAGCTCGGCAGCTTGCGGCGAAATCGCTTCGACCTTCGCGAGCTCGTCGGCCCATGACGGCCGCTTCGTCTCGACGGCCGCTTCGACCTGGTCGGCCGCTTCGCCTTGAGATTCGACGACCGCTTCGGGTGCGTCGGGTACGGTGACCG